TTTCTATTTCTGTATCTTTTAATTCCAGTATCTTCTGGAGTTCTTCAAAAGGGAATGGTTTCATAAGTTTTAATTCCTTCCGCTTGTAATCAGCCTCCAAACTCTCTCCGATTTTGTTGTCTGGAAGCTGACTGCGCGGGTCACGCTGTGTGCACGGGTTATTCTTCTGCGGTTTTCAGAAGTACCATATTCTTTGCAGGGCGGGTAACGAGGAAACCGTCACGCTTTCTGAATCTCATAAAGAGTTCACCATATTCCAGGCTCTCTGTTGTTTCGTCAAAGCGTTTGATTTCAATTCCTTTGCGGTTGCCATGTATAATGCGCTTTGGATTCATGAAGATGGCAAAGGTTGTGTCGGCTGCGATGTCGGCAAACTGTGGAAGAAGTCTGCTTTCAATTACATCGTAACCATCAAGGCGGCCTGGCATTCCTTCCCATGGCTTACGCCAGATTGGATTTCCGTTGTCGTCCTGTATGTTTGTAATGTGATTTAAAACTGTTTCGTTCATAAACCATTTGCAGTATTTTCTTTCTTCTGGTTCAATTTTGAGCTCTGCAGCTCTAAAGTCCTGATAAGTCAGGTCCGCAATTGCTGCGCTTGAAGCTGCGTGCACTTCTGCGTTTGCCATGTTGATGGCTCCGGTGAATGGGTCATCGTCAGCGACAAGACACTGGCGGTCAAACTCCTGGCCGTAAGCTTCACAGAAATCTTCAAGGAACATTTTACCCAAATCAACAAATACATCTTCACCAAACTCGTCAAAGAATGGAACATAGCCTGCAAGAGTGTAGGCTTTGAGCTCTGTTCTTGTCGGCATGTTTGATTTTGTTGCATCAATTTTCTGTCCGTAAGCGGTAAGCCATTTAAGCTCAATTCCGCCGCGGTCTCTTTCAGGAATGAAGATTGAAGGTCCACTCATAGGGCGGTGAGTTACCAGGTTCATCATCATAGACTGCTTTGCAGCTTCCTGCATGATTGTCTCTTCGTAAATCGGATTGATAAGGTACTGGTCATTGTTTGCAAGATTTCCGATTGGTTCTCCGAGAACTGCTTTTGAAGGAACAAAGCCTTTTCCAGTCTCCCAGGAGAAGTCCTTTGGATTGTTCCACTTTTCAGCTCTGATGTTAGGACAGAACTTGAGTTCTCCAAGTGTCTGTGCATCCTTGTTCCAGGCTGCGCACAAAGCTTTTCCAAGATTGTAGCAGACATCACGGTAAGTCAAAGGCTTCATTTCGGCATCCGACTTTCTCAAAAGATTTCTGAGCTCTTTGATGGAATCCTTAATTCCTTCGAGCTCTGATGTAGATGCAGTCTGCTGACTGTCTGCCATTTTCAGAATACCGTCAATGAGTTCTTCTGTTTCATTGAAGTATTTAGAAACCTGTTCCGGTGTTGCAGCTTCGGTTGGTACCAGGCTTTTCATATTGTTTAATTTCTGCTGCAAGCCTATAATAACCTCGTTCAAGTAGAACCTCCTTTTTTGTTCTTCGCTTGAATAACGGAACCGCAGTCAATTGGTAGTTGGGTTGCGGTTCCGTTTTTATTTATCAATGCCGGAATTGCTCCGGCAATCTTTTACCTAAGCTCTGACCTGTAAGCCAGCGCAAATCCTGTCATAAAAAGAAAGAGGACTTCCTTTTTTCTGACTTTTTGTAAGCTTCACATTCGCAAATGGATTTGAAGGTACACAGCAGATAGAAAACTCTAAAAGCTCCTGCTTCCTGAAAATCAAATCACAGTCGCGGTCAGCCGCATCCAGGAATTCAACCTCATCAACCCGAAAGCCTACAGAACCACAGCTAAGCACTCCGGCCTTTACGCGCTGCCCGATGCTCCAGCCAAACTCGTCAAAATCCTTGTCGTTGAACATAATGTCACCTTCAAGGCTCATGTCAGCCTTTACATTCTTTGCAACGCCGATTGCAGGAATACTGTAATCATGGCTCCATAACACAACAGGATTTGCCAGATAGTTTTTCAAATCCCATCCGGCCTGGTCCACCTTTTCAAAATCGCGGTCAGTATCAAAAGTAGACATAACCCAGTGAAAGGTTTCCCTAGAAAGCTCTGCGCCTTTGAAAACTTCTACTTCGGGAGTAACTTTCCCGGAGCAGGTGTTCTCACGCAGAAATTTTAAGAAAAGGTTGTTGTCCTTTGAAAACTCTTTGTTTGTAATACCATCGATTTTTACTAACATGCCCAGCTCCTTATGTGCATTCTTTCCATCTGTTGATTAAGAAGTGTAAAGTCATTCATACTCTTGTAGCCGATTTTCTTTTTCAGCCAGTGAATATGATTGCCTACAGCATTCACAGATGTGTTTAATTCATCACTGATTTCCTTCATGCTTTTACCCTGACCAAGCTTAATGCCAATCGCAAATTCAAGCTCAGTTACTTCGCCACAGCATTTGTTTTCAAGCAGATGTTCATTTGCCTCTATGCTTTCAATTACTTCATCTGGAAATAATCTGTGAGCACCGGTTATAATCCGGATTTTCTGGATAAAGTTTTGACGGTTATCAATGTTTGCAACAAATCCATCAACACCAAGTTTAAATAGACGCAGCCCAAAATATCTTGAGCACTCGCCAGTTTCACAAAAATAGATACGCAGATTTTTACTTATTGCCCGTAAAGTCATAATTTTGAATCTTAAAACATAGCTCAAAAAATACTTGTCAAAAAAGATAATGTCATCTTCAGCACTCTTGATGTGATACAAAATATCTTCATCAGTTGTGACATCAATAATCTCTACTCTAGGCAATGCCTGTGTAACACAGTTTCGAATAATTTCTTTAGTGTAAGCGTCAATTGTTGCGATCATTACTTTTTTCATTAGCTTTTAATCTCCAATGATAGAATCAGAATTAATGGCCGTCAGGGAAGAAGGCTTGTACCAGATATCGCCCCACGGTTTCTCTTGTTCTCCCCGTGCCCTAAGAACATCATTGATTGTCTTGAGCCCGGCATTAATTTCAGCGATGTCCCGATTGCTTTGTGCATCCTCCGATTCCTGCAGCTCGGGTATGGAATTTAGATTAAACTCGCCGGTCTCCTGCAAGTTAAACCTACGGAAAAACTGTACTTCCAAGATTTGTTCAAAATTTCTCAGAAGCGGAATGAGGGTAAAATTCCAGAATGCACGGTGCTGGCTCTCTGTGTCCGTGCCGCTTAAGGAACTTTTTGAATCCTGTATATTTGCTACTCTTGGGGGAATACCGTACTTTGCCAGGAGAGTATACAGGTTCCACGATTTCATGTCGTAAAGCTTCAGAACATCAGGGCTGAATGTCAGAGGCTGATACTCCGTACCTTTACCCAACACAGCTACTCGGTTTTTCATACCGCGCCCGTATTTCCTGTCCCAGGTTCTAGCAAGAATTTCTGCCTCCGCTTCGGTCAATACCTGGTCTGTCTTAAGAAGCCCTTTAGGAACTCCACCTTCCTTCAACAGTCCCGAATTTTGTTTTGCCGCCAGCAAATCCTGTTCAACCTCAAGACCCAAACTCACTAATGGACTTACACCCCGATATTCATTCCACGGATTCCAGTCCTTAAAATGAATGAGCTCGTCAGGCAGAATGATATACGGTTTACCATTGCCACCTTCGGTGTAAACCCATTTAATAACTTTCCCATCTTCAACTACATGCTGCATGTTACGAGGATTTAAAATAAAGATTTCATCAGGAATCCCGCAGCAGTAGTTTTCACCGAACCACCAGAACGCTTCGCCATCTAAACTCCACCAGGCGCAGGTCTGCTTCCACAAATCAAAACGGCTCGTAGCCCTGTTAGGGTAGCGGAACAATTTCACAAGCCTTGAATCCTTTTCAGGCTTTCCATTTTTTTTAACTTCAAATTCCGCACGGGCAACGTTGCGCGTTAATATATCAATGCATACAGAAACCCAGGCATGCTGCAGATAAGGATCAGTACAGGATTTCTTTTCCTGCACAGCAAAATCCTCAGCCACGCTTTCATTATTCAACTGGTCAAAGCTTTGCAGCTCTTTTTTTAATGGTTTCTTTTTGCCAAAGAATTTCATTTTATTTATCGGCTCCCACACCCGATTTTTGCCATAGGCATAAAAGCCTATGCCATAACCACGCCACTTGTTACCGGACTAAAGATTGCATACCTCATGGCATCCATGTAATGGTCATTCACTTTTACAATCTGATTATTCTCGTCACGCGAATAATCCCAAATTTCTCCAAGAACTCCGGTACAGTCTTTACACACAAAAAACTTTCCGCGTTCAATCTTTGCAATTATGTAATCAATTCCTGCATCCACAGAGTTGTTCGCTTTCACACCGCCAGGAACCTCCTGAATCCTTTCGCCGCCAGCCGGGTCGCAATAAGTCACAAAGTTGTCATCGTACCAGTGTTTAGACTGCTGCTGCTCAACGCTCGTTTTAGTCGTAATGTTGAAGCCTCCAAAATCTGCAACGACATAAACGGTATCTCCAACCCAGCCAACTTTCACAGCAGCAATATGAAGTCCAAAGTCCTGGCCGCCTGTAAACTTGTCAAAGCTTTCCGGCAGCTTGTCTCTCGGAAGAATCATAGACTCTTCAAACTTCTCGTAAACACTACCGTCAGGTTTTACCCAAAGACCATCACGGAATCGGGCTCTCTGTTTTTCCGGCATGTTATCCAGAATGTCGCTGATGTAATCTTCATCAAGATTTTCAGCATTGTCCGCCGGATTCAAAACCGTACTCACATACAAATCCGGGTTGTTTAATTTTTCATCAGTTCTCGGTTCAAGCTTTCTGATAAAAACCTTGTAAGCCCAGTGCATAGGTGAACACGGATTACAGTCATAAAAAAACTTGTTCTTGCAGCCTTCAACTTTCATCGCAAGTCGGCTGTAAGCTGTAGTAATCGCAGAGTAGGAAATCTGACTCACTTCGTTAAAGTAAATCGTCACATACTCATGACCTAAAATCCTGTCTACCTGTTCCTTGTCGCCAAGACCACCAATCCAAATCTCGCTTCCGTTCCACAGTGTTATCAAACCATCATGAACGTTAGCTTTATAATTTTTTGCTCCGATAGTTTTGTTCAGCCACGGTAAAAGCGTTTCGTGCAAAACAGAACTTCTTGCATCCTTCGCCCTGAAGCGGCAGATTAAATGTCTGCTCCCAGGATACCTGCAGGCCCGGAAGATGATAGCCATAACTAACACCGTAGTCTTCCCGGACCTCGAACCACCAAACAGCAGAATGTGTTTTGCCGCGCTGCTCAAAAGTTCAAGAGCTTTTTTCTGTACCTTCGTCGGCTTAAAGATTTCCGCAGTCATTACAAATCCTTAAACGAATCAACAAAGCTTATCGCCAGTTCCCCCTGGACCGGCTTTGTATTTTCCTTGTCCGCTCCAGTTATGAACGAATCAAGCTTTGCAGAACGCTCAAGTAAATCCATAGCACCGTCAGCATTCAGATCTTCCGGCTTCAAAGTCTTAAGCCTCTTTCCAACAAGCTCATCAAAACCGTTCAGCATTTCCATCTGTTTCTTTCTGCGCTCAACACGCTCCGCAAGAATTTCTCTTTCAGTTTCTTTCGCAATGTAAGTGTCATATTCCAGAGCTCTTTCATTCCAGCGGTAAAGTCTGGCATAACGCGCCCAGCTTCCGTACTTCTTCGGGTCAATACCGTGCATCTCCATACACGCTTTAATGCTCCGCTTGTAACCCATGCTGCGGAAAAGACAGAAGGCCTTGAACGCCTTGGGAGGCTCGTCGTCTAATCTTTTCTCCCAAGAGTTCAAAGGCTGTTCTGCCAAAGGAAGTTCACTGTTCGCGGTCTTAACAGTGTCCTTGTCTCCCACCTGTAACACCTCCTTTCTGCCTTATGGTAGTTGTCACTAACAAAAGTCAGCGCGTTTATTTTTCAACGACAAGATTTATTTTCCTGCGTCTTATTAAGTGCTCACAAAAAGCCGTGTTCAATTTCACAGGCTCTCCCTCATACATAGTCAGAGTGATACAAATATCACCGTAGTCTTTTTCATAAGCCATTTTCTCAAGATACTCAGCAGCCTCATTAACAGCTTCCTTCACAGTCAGTGAACGTTTTTCTCCAAACATAATTACGCCCCCTTAACCATAGAACCAATCCAGCCATACAAATCTTTCTTGCGGAAAATAATCCGTCTTCCAAAATTCACATGCGGAATCTTGTTTTGCTTTGCCAATTTGTAAATGTAATTCGTACTGAATTTCAAATAGGCCGCAGCTTCTTCAACGCTCAGCAAATCCAAACCATCGTCTTTGTTCTCGCTCATAAAAGCCTCCAAAAAGTTTTTAAAATAAAAAAAAAGCCACAACAGTCTTTCTGTTATGGCTTAATAATACTCCCGGTCACTCTTTCCCGTTGGTTAATAATTCTTAACTTTTAGGAAAGCCTATTTTTTATTAAATTTCCGACCCCCACCTCGCACGGGTGGGGGTTGCACCTTCCCGGGGTGGGGGTCGGCCTGTTTTTCCTTCGGAATCATTTCAACAGGATTTCGGAAAGATTTCGGAAAACAAAATTCACACTCAAAAAAAATCAAACAAAATCAGTTGTAAAACGCCCGAAAATATGCTAATATAAGTCAAATAAGACTTATTATATTTGAGAAACATTGGATATAATCACATATTGCATGAGACTGTAGCTCAGTTTGGATAGAGCGTCACCCTGCGGAGGTGGGGGTCGCACGTTCGAATCGTGTCAGTCTCAAAAGTAAGCTTGTTTCGAAAGAGGCAAGCTTTTTTTATTTAACAAGGAAAATTCAAAAGAGGACTCACCACACTTATTCATTTTTATTTGCTTTTTGTCGAAAATATTTATATAATGACTGTTAACTTAATAGCCATTAAATTAACAGTCATTACAGGAGATATTGCAGAATGGAAAAGTTTTATGACAGAATAAACGAACTTGAAGCCCTTTCACAAATCGAAAAGCAGTCAAAAAAGACAGCCTGCTTTACAGTTCTCACCGGTCGCAGACGTATCGGAAAAACTCAACTTCTCAAACAGTTCATCAGCGACAAAAAAAGCGCATACCTCTTTACATCACGCAGCGCAGAAAAATCACTGTGCGAGCAATGGCAGAAAAATCTGGAAGAAAGCATTGGCTTAAAAATCTTCGGTAAAGTTGAAAATCTCTCAGACTTGTTTGAACAGATAATGTCCTATTCGCAAACAAATCATTTTACATTAGTAATCGACGAGTTCCAG